TGGGCAACTACGAGTATCATCGGTACTAGCATGACGAGGACTAGTGCCCTCGTCGCTAATACACCTGTAGGGTGGATATTAGCCACCCTAACAGATTTAAATACTTTCTTAGCGCTGTCCATGAGCCGAGGTGGTATGTTCATGTAATTCCTCCCTTAACTCATTAATTCGCTTTTCCATAGATTCTAGTCTAGTGGTTAACATCATAAAAGTAGCTGCGGACTCAGTACGTTCAGCACGTGACTGTTTCATTTCGTCCTTTAGCTCACATAGTGTGTCGAATAATGTATTCCACTTGTTAGCGAATTCTATGCCATCTTGCTTTCGTTGTGCTTCCAGACGGTCTAATAGAGGTACTATCAGAAGCCGATATCCTGCACCTGCGACTATGCCTACGATAGTTAATGTCGTAAGCAGGTCGTTTAATTCAAACTGCCAAGTCCAAATGAGATATGCACCCCCTTACTATGTGCTAACTAAGGACCAGTTATAATAGGAAGTTAATTGTTACGAATTATAATTCCTCGTTACCCGCTACACCGATTTTATAATATGCGCCATTTTCATATTGAATATCAGAATTATCAAGTGTTACTTGAATAGCTCTCTCCATAGTATTAATTGTTACTGTACCTTGATTAAATTTAGTGCCAAAATCAAGATTATTAGGCTGTTTCACAATAAATGTTAAGCCGTCATATTTATAACCTGTAGAGCTATCATCAACGATTTTTTTCTTTGTATCGCTGATAATTTCGAGTGTTTCAATATCTCGCTTATTCCATTTACCCAACCAGTTAAACGTATTCTCATTATATGCAGCTAATCGCAATACTAATTTCTTACCGAATTTAGTAAATTTAGCCCCTGTTGCGTCTGTGTAAGTATCATCTGCCGCAGTAGACTCAAGACCTTTGATAGAGATAACACCTACTTCACGGTCTGCAAGGTCGTAATAAGATACTTTGATATCATCTTCACCAAACGCTTTGATAGGTACACGCATATTATCGCTTTCAAATACACGTTTTTCACCGCCATTTACAGAGACCTTGAAATGAGGTTCCCCTTTTAAATCGAGAAACTCTTGACCGGCTACAGGTTGGAAGTATTCAAGTTGCTTGAATTCCACGTGGATAATATCACCTAAAATCTCTACTAGCTTAGCCAATACTGTAGCTACGCTAGCATCAGGCAAGTACACGTTTTTATTTTTCAAAAGTTCTGCTGCTTTTTCAGCACTACCAGGGTCACCTGGGTCACCTTTCTTACCTTTAATTGCGTTAAGTTGTTCCGGTGTAAAGTCGCTAAATTTAAATGGGTCACCTTTGTCACCTGGGTCCCCTTTAGGACCACGTAAGCTATCTAGCCAGTCTTGTTCAGAACCTTTGAAGCCGTTAGCCACTGCAATAGCATAAGCAGATTTACCCAAGCCTTCTAATAATGGTAATGTTGTTTCTTTGTCAAATTTAAGTGTTAAAGTATTGTTTGTTTCAGCCATGATAAGTTACCTCCCTTTAATCATGCATAGAAATATCCGGCACGATCGTAATCGTACCTTGACCAATTTTGAGCCAGTGGTCATCGTTATAAAGGAATGCGTCATAGATGTAATCGCCACCCTTTATTTTCTTCTTCGCTGACTCTTGGCCAGAAATAAAAAACCTTACCTGTTTTGACTCTACCACAGAATGCAACTCTAATTTCATATCATCATAGGGGCGCTTGCGAATTTTACAAGCGCCTTTATATTGGCCTAGTGTCATATCGCTATCTGGCGGTACAACATAACTGATAGAAAAGTCATCGCCACAGTTTAGGGTTAAATCTTGTTCGACCATATAGCCTCCTTATTGTCGTGCAATAACTAATACATATAGCTCGCCGTAGGAATAAGCATTAGAGTAGTAATCGTGTCCATTATCTCCGCCACCGCTCCACGTGTCAGCGCTTTTTGCCTCTACAACCGCTCGGCGTTTTCCAATAATCCCTACATTTAAAGTATCATTACCATTCATGTAGATATCACATCGACCTATATATCTAGCTTTTTGTTGCTCATATTTTGACTGATCAATATAATTTTGTGTTCTTCTCTCCCACGGACCTGGAACCTTAGTTTCATAGTATCTATAATTGCTGTCGAAATAACTTTCAGTCATTATGTAGCCAACAGGAATAAATGTACATTGGCTTTCGTTAAATCCTTCTGGCAGTGGGCACCAATCACCATGACGTACTTTGTAGATTTGCACATCAATATTTTTAATCTTATAGCCAGATTGGAATATTGAGGCAGCGTCAATGCGTGAGCCTGTTATGTTAGCGCCTATAATGTTACCGTTAGCGTCAACTTTGAATGAACCGGGCCCGTTTTGGATCGTACCGCCGATAATCTTACCACCTGTTACTTCGCCCAGGTTGGCTGAGATAGCGCTTAGAGAAGTAACACTTAACTTATCTGCAGACACTGCCTTAGCAGCTAACATCTTATTAGTAATGATGTTATTGTCGAATAGTGCATCACCAGTTACGTGTAGTAGCTTGCCACTAATTCGTGTGCCTGTGGAGCTTAGATTAATACGACTTACAATCTCATCGCCATTCAACGCTTTTAGCTTAAGGTCAATACCTTCCGATAATTGGCTAAACTGAGTAGCCATATTAGTGGTTAGGTTCTGTACTTGCGTAGAATATGCATTAGAAGTTTGGGTAAGCTCTTTAATCTTATCGTCCATAGCCTTAATGCCGAGAGATTCCTTGTCAATTAAAGCCGGGTCAATACTAGCCGGTACTGAAGTGCCAACAATATCAGAGTACGCACCCTCACCAAATACATCTACATAAGCAACTTTTACATCAAATACACCTGGGTCATGCGGTATTATATTTACGTTTGTAGTAACGAAATACTTCTCTGTACCGATGTAAATGTTAGCGCCTATACAAGTATCCGGTATGCTATCAAAAACTACGCTAACGCCAGTAATATTACCTTTTACTTTTACATTCGTCGGAGCTTTAGGAACTGCTGCATTATAATCGAGTCTAAGAGCCGGACCATAACCTTTAACAGGATTGTGAGCGTAAACGAATACCGCACCTCTACGAGCCGACAATTTAATATCAGAGCGAATATCTGTAGTCTTGGCAAGTCTATTGTTAGCTTGGCCAACATTACTATCAAGTCGTACTTCGTAGTAATCGATGTAGGTATTCTCTACTGGGTCCCATGCAGCAACGATCGTTTTACCGATTTTTATTTCACCTCGTGCCGGTGCTTTAGGTGTAGCCACACTTTCAGCTGATACAGTAGCCGTAATACGTGCTTCAGCCTTTCCACTTTCATTACCAGAGGTATCAATAGCAGATAACTTGAATTGGTAATTGCCAGTATTAGGAATGAAGTACGAATAGGATGTACCGCCTATATGCTTAATAAGTACTACCTCATTACCGTCATATAGTCTGTATCCATATAGGTCAGCTTCTGCGTTAGGTTCCCATGATAGATGAAGTACACTACTATTCACCTCATCCTGAGTAATTGTAAAGCCTTTAGGAGTAGCCGGTGGTATTTCCTTACCACTCACATACACCGCACGCTCAACACCTTCATATGCAGCACCGACTTCATTGGTACATACAATCTTAACGTCATAGTTGACGTCAGTCGCTACACTTGGAATAGTCACACTAGTAGCACTACCATCTAACACCTTGAACTGTTGCCACTCTTGAGTAGTAACAGGCTTGTAGTAAACGATGATATTCTTGGCTACTTTATCACGTGGTAATTGCCATGTACCATTGATATCACATAATACAGTACCGTCCTTTAATGTCTTGGTATCAGCTAAGAGTACTAAATTAATAACCTTAAGTACATCGGACTGCGTAGTGTAGTCAATGATAGGAACGGAACCGTCATCGCCTGCGTATAGCTCAGGGTAGTATTCAATACAAGATATCTTACGTGTCATTTCAGAATTAGACTTGCTAATAGACAATACCCTAAATGGTTTAGCTTCTTTAGTAGCCTCACCATAGGTGTATAGATCATCAGTTTGGACAACTACACTCTTAGCAAGAGTTAATGTATTACCGCTGGCACTAGCCACGTCATAAGATTCCAAAGCATCTGTAGTAGCGTTACGTACCATGAGTCGATATGTCTTACCTTGCTCGAATGTAACGTCTCTATCAAGCACTACCTTATTGCCAGTAGCAGATACTATACGGCCACCTTGACCCCAGTCTGTCACGTCGTGTTGTAGTAAGATTACATCCCCTATTGTGCACGCTATGGCGTCTGTGAAAGCCTCGAAGGTACAAGTACGCACCTCGTATTTATTCGCTCTTAGGTAGTGTTTAGCGTAATTATAGGCTTGGTCTACGTTATCACATCCCATAAGTTCGACTTGCGCCGGACTAGCTAACGATGTAGTTACGTCATATTCTTCACTGAATACAGGGAGTACATCACGCTCGTAGTCCTTAGCTTTATTGAGGAATGATACCTCGATAGCGTTTGCCCTGGATGATGTAGCCTGGAACTCTTCCATAAAAGAGTCCATCTTGATATTACCTACTGTGAATAACTGAGTAGGTGTAGCAGCATAATCATAAATACAACTGAATCGAGTACCTAGAGGTA